TTTGTACTAAATCCCAAGTATAGGTATTCCCGCGAACAAGTGTTAGCGTTGGATTAGGTATTTGATCGATACCCCAGCTGCTAGTACCATTGTTTATCACTCGATAATTTACTGTTTCTGGGGTAGTCTGTGCTACGACAAATTGATAAGCACCATTTCTAGACAATACTATATTAGGATTAGTGCCCGCATATCCACTAAAATTATAGCCAGAACTAGTACGTGTTACAGTAAATGTCTGCGTAGTAGGTATCTTGGTAGCTGATACTGTGACTGCTAACGGACCTTCTGGAAGCCAGTAGTATTGCGAATAATTATTAAGTTTGTCAAAATTTACAAATGGATCCCAACTATAGTATTCGCTTTCAAATAGTCTGTCTGCTTGGTTGGTTACCCCACCTTCTGTAGAGATGGCGTCTAGTATACCAGGATATGTAATCGCATCTACTATATTGCCAGTCAATGGGTCTAATAATACTACTCCTGGTTCTAATTGATAGTCATTACGAGAATTAGTTGGTTCTACCACATAATAGTCATTGGGGTTGACGCCTGGTCCAACTTTTTGACCTATAAATCCTTGAGTTTGTTTATATTGTGGTTCCTGTGTAAGCTGATCTAAAGTTGCACTTAGAAACTGTTTGTTTATCGGAGTCTGGAATATTTCTGGAAGTAGATCAACCGTACGAATTGAATTAGCCATTAATAAGCTCCGTTGTTATTAGATTGCTGTAAGTTGGTACTGGTTAGAGTTGAAATTACTTCAATGTCATTTACAGTAGCACCATTTACAAATATTTGGTTAGGAGCACATTGTATTTCGTACAAATCTCCAAAAGTTTGTTTGCTATTAAGTGGCACCAGCACAACAGACGATATATATGTGCCTATTTGGCTATGTATGTATGCGGCTAATTCACTAAAATAGAAAGTTTGACCAAAATTCCAATTGGCTATATCAAAATAGGCATTCATAGTAGCTAGTGTTAAATTTCTCAATTGATTATAGCTGGCATTAGTGTTGGCAGCTGGGATAATCTTAATTATAGCCCTAAGTGCTTGATCGGCTTTACTACCAAATAGAGGGACAAATTGCACACTGTTTAATATCAAATTGTCGCTGATCATTTTATAATTTTGTAGTCCAGCATAGTCTGTTGTCAATTGTTCTATAGTGGGAGTTGAGGGTTTAGTAACTGTGCCTGTAGTATCTTGAATCCACGCCGTATAGGCTGTATAATATTCTAGTGTAACTAGATAAAGGTCAATAATATTTGTGCTACCCGGATCGATTAGATTTGTCAATGCGCTGTTGTGTCTGTATTGAAAATATAAACTTTGTCTACCAACTTGGGCTATCCACCCTGTCACAGCAGTCAATATTCGCACACCCTGTAGAGTCAGTGATAATTGATAGAAGACATTTTCTTGGTATGCGTAAAATATCTGGCCAGTGACATATTGTTGTTTGACAAGTTCTATAGAATTTAGTGTTGGGTATATTCCCACCACAGTATCAGAAGGCTGTAACAAATATCTCTGTAAGTTGTCAAAATCTGTAGTGAGCTGGAAATACACATATGGTTGTATGCTGGTAGTGTCAGAAGGACTTATTCCTACTAGCTCCTGGAAAAAATCTGGATCATTTGGAATTCCGTCATTGTTGTAGTCTTGATAGCCAACTAAAATCTGGTAGTCGTCTACTAGTCCGTCGCTCAATATAGGTTGTCCTATGATTTTAAGAGTGGTGTCAGCTAGTAGTGGCGCATTGGTATACGGTTGACTGTTGGTTTTCAATACTTTTATGTAGTCATTAATCACAGTTCCAGTTCTGCTGTCGTAAATGGCTTGTGCTGTATCAAAAAAGAAACGCACTTCGACAACGCTTCCCCAATAATATTCAAGACTGCGCGATGATACTGTGTACTGTGCGCCATCATATGTTGCTTGTATCATCCAACTGGCATCTAAATTGGCTCCAGAAGTATTTCCAGCGTATTGTTGACTCCACGCCGCTTCTATGTTTAGATTGGCAGCAGTTATCACGTACCAAGAATAAGGTGTTCCAGTTATACTTCCTGTTGAATCATAACCCAATCCAAAATTAGCTTTGACTACTATTTGGTTCAATATCAGCTGTTGTACACTGGTGCTAAATGTAGTGACAAATCGAGGAATAACTTGCGATGCTATAGCATTTGTCGGAACATATACATTTAATGTCACAGGTCCCACACCAGTAGCTAAATTCCCCAAACCTTGATTGGTTCCATTTCCCACAATAGCAGTTGGACTAGCCCATATCACCAAATGATCTTCATTTTTAATCGGAACACCTGGTTGTAACTCATTATTAACGTCAAAGTAATAACCGGCAGGAGGAACAAATTTTATTAAAGCTCCTTCTGTAATAAATTTAGCATTGTTGCTAGGAGAAGCACCTACAGGCACAGGCTGTCCGCTAGAATTGACAAAGTATCCCGTGGTTTCATTAACTATAGTGGTACTTTCATGCCATAGATAATCAATAGCCAAAAGATTAGGGCGTGAAAAATAAGCATAATAAAACTGCTTCATAGTCTCACCAACTAAAAGTGGCTGTATTTGATTTATAATGGCATTATTAATTTGATTGGTTGTTTGCCAAGTAAATGTAAACGCTGGTAAAACATTTGTATACCACAATGCTCCGTCGCTACCAAACACATTTGTTGACGAGTATTTTCCGGTAGGGTCAACCAAGTCCAAATATCTACTAGTTCCTATAGAACTACGATTTAACGCTGAACTTTTGATAATAGAATTATAAGTTGTAAAAGGAAAATTAGTATAATCTTCCCCGTTAACCATACGATTTTGTGTGTAGTATCTAGCAGGAGCACGTTCTTTGATTTGTTGTATGGTCTCGCGAGGAGCCGCATTAGTTACTGGATTAGTAAGTCCGCAAGTAAATGTTAAAGTTTCTATTCCGCCAGTACGACTAACATAAGATATTGGAATCTGTATAGACTGCATCTGTTCAGGATTAATAATATAATTCAACCCATTAGAAGCACGTACATAGGTTCTAAATTGCCCAACCGGAATAGCGGAAAATACATTATCCCCAAAGACCAATGTAATCTGATCGTTTGTTCTGCTGGTCACAGAAAATACTGTGCGAAGTGTAGGCGTCATCTGTTCTACCGCAGCCGCATATACCGATGGAACTATACTCCATTCTTTACTAATCTTTCCTACGTTGTCTAATTGATAAAGCCATATGTCTGTATTATTAATGCCTTCTATATTGATATCAACAGTGCGATTAGATATCTGTTCTATTAGATTGAAATCCTGATTTTGAAGTACGCCCTGTTTAAAGTAAAAGAAAAAACCAGTATTATCACTTTGAAAACCCAATTGATCATTGCGGAACAACACATTAAATATGCCGTTAGGTAAAGGGGCTGGTTCATATATATACGTTTCGCCCAGTGAAGTGGCATTTACAGCTTCAAAAGGCATGTTTATACCATCTATAGTAGCAGTATAGGGCACTACTGGCAAATAACCTGGCACTAAATTTATGCTGTATTCCTGCGTATCTACACCTAAAATAATTTGATCATTACCAGGACTTCCTACTTTTTGCGTATCAATTAAAGATGCGTTGATAATGGAAATAAACTGTTCTTGCCAATCAAAATTGCTGGGGTCTGCCCAGTTTACTGTAACGTTGGCTAAATTTATGCCATTATAATCGGTAATATTTTCAGTTGTGCTGACTGAAAATACTTTGAGATATCCCGAAGATTCTGTATTACGTTGCGGTGTATAGGAAACTAAATTGGCTAATTTTATAACGCTGTCTCTACGTTCCGCAGTATCTATATAATTTTCGCGGGTATTTAAATCCGTGCGGAAAGCCAATGCTTGCCCCATAAAGGCTATAACATCAAGTAATGCTATAAATTCAGATGATTCAATGTAATCATTAAATGTTTCCGGATAATACTGGCGTAGATAGTCAATAAAACTCTTGCGTAGTGTTTCAAAATCGTAGCTTTGAAAATCTCCCTCGCTATAAGTTTGATAAATTCTTTTCCAATCTTCAACTCCGAAAAGTACTGTTTGTCTTGTAGTTGTGGCCATATTATTCCAGTGTTACAGTATTTATACCTAAAATAAACTGCGTATTTTAAGATTATACGTAACTGGCTGTTCCGGAAGTTTGATCAAAAAATATAGATAGCATCAAAGGATCTATGCCGGATACTATCTGTAACGAAAGTTCTATTAGCACACCATTATTTTGCGGGTACATAACCAAGTCTTGAATAAAAATCCTCGGATCACCACTAGCCACGCGGTGTACTTCGTTGGTTATCAAAGTTTGCGTTTCGGCTATTTGATTTTCAAACAAAAAACTCCATAACACAGTTCCGTAGTTTGGTCTACCAGGAAGTTCGCCTTGTCTAATATTGAAAGCATTTAATAAATCTATTTTAACAAGTTCATTATCTACTGTAGTAAAAGATTTATTTTTGCCGATTGTGCTAAAACCAATGAAAGTTGCCATACTTTATTTATCCTATACAGATTTACCAAGAATGTTAGTAATTGTATTCACCCCGTTAGAGGCAATATTAACAGCCTGAGAACCTAAATTACCTAATGATCCTAAATTACCCAACGTACTACCAAGAGAAGAAGATAACGATGACAAATAATCTTTAGCAGTTTGTATATCAAGCGCGGCCCCCAGACTCTGTACGCTAGGTATATCATAGTTAGGCGGAGTAATAGCCGAACTTCCTATGACTCTAACTGCTGCCGCGTCCACAGTAAGCCTATTAACTGTATTTTTAAAAGCTCCAGCAACTTGTACTGTACCATCTCCACCAAATTGGCTAGTGATACTGCCAAATGTTGCGCCAAAAGCTGAACTTGACCCTAGTGTATTCATCTGCTGACTTATGCCACCCGATATAGAATCTAATGACAGTCCTTGAGTAAGGTTAGATAAACTGCCCGATAAACTACCAGACACACTGCCTGCTATTGTTCCAATTTTTCCTGTGATATCAGACACAGTTGAACCTATGCCACCAGTAATGCTGCTAATACCACTAGATAAAGTTCCGCTCAATCCAGATGATAAACTACTGGAAGAGCTAGCCCATAAATTAGTAGCTTGCGTTCCATATTTACTGGCTACACTTACCAATGAACTCACATCACCTGATACTGTATTGGATAAAACACTAGTGGCTTGAGCCACAGAAGTAGACACAGTAGAAATTTGATCTCCCGCACTTCCCAATAATTGCGAAGCTCCCACACTTGATAATTGACTTGTTGCGGCGGAAAAATTAGTTGTACCTGTGGCTAGACTATTTAACCCCTGGGCATACAAAGCCTGAGCGTTGGGTCCTAAATTTGATATATCAGCGGGAATCTTGCCCAATGGCGAAGAAGACAATGCCGAATTTATACCGTCAAGCCACACAGGATCTCCCAATTTTGTTGTAGTTTGGTTCAATAAACTGTTAGATGACAAGTTAGTTGGGTTAGCTGTAAACAAACTCAAGGGAGAAACAGTAGTTAATTGTCCGTCATTTGTAAACACTTGTCCAGTGGCTATACTGGGGGTAGAAGTAGATGCCACTGGGGGTATAATAGTACCAGTGCTAACCAGCTGATCATAACTATCCTTCATTAATTCCTGCTGTATTTGATTCTGAAGACCTTCGTTAGCCAACAGATTGTTTACACTGTATACTCCGTTAAGTCCGGTCCATACTGCGGGAGAATTCATAAAAGCTGTAAAATTATCAGGATTAGCATTGGTATTAGAATTAACTGGGCAATATCTTGCGGCGTATCCTGGTTTGATATATCCCGCTCTTTCTAATTGCGATGAATTAAACCCATATTTTCCAACTCCTTTGGCTTGACTACTAGTGTCAGCTGGTTGGTTAACATCATTGGCAATTTGTGCCATGGTTCCTTGTATTTGGGAAGAAGTCAATATTCCTATAGGAGCAGGAGGAGGTACAAATATACCTTGGGTTGGATTGCTGATTACCTGAGCATAATCTGCTGAACTTATTGGGGCCGAAACCGGAGTGGTTGATACTGTGGTAGGTATGCTTGCTACTATAGGCAAATTTGCAATAACTGCCAATAAAGTTTTATCATCTACTCCTGCGGTGCCTCGTTGTAGTCTAGTCAGTCCAAATTGTTGAAAAGTTTCAACCGGATGTGTTAAACTATCTCCTATTTTATAACCTACAAAACTTCCTGCGGCCACCTGACCGTAAAATACTTTATCGGCTGCTATCTGTGTAGTGCCTTCTGGAGCTGTCAATGTAAATACGTCTCCCGAGGGCAAAGTATAATTAAAATTAGCCATTATTGTGTAGTTGAACCTTGATTAAATGCCACCGCAGATTTAGCCGTAGCCAATGCCTGAGCAGCCAAAGTAACTGAATTTCCCGTCTGTGTAATGGCAAATCCTGGCGGAATAGCAGGAGCACTGGGTGGCGTACTATTTGTGCCATCACTGAGATTAACGTCTACTTTAGTTCCTTGATTGTGATAAGGCCAAGGCTCGTGAGTTGGCGCTCTAGTAACTACACTGTTTAATTTTGTGGCGGCCACTTGCCATCCTGTAGATGTATTAAATGAAGCATCGGGCATGGTGTATGTAGTCAACCCTTTTGGTGTTTGTATAAATGAAGTTTCTGAAGAACTTGTTCCTGAATTAAGATCTATAGTTGATCCGTCAAACGCCAATTCTCCGTCGGCTGTCCAGCCCCCACTTCCGCTTTTTAAACCCAATGTTCCCCCGGCATTAATACCTATCATAGCTTGACCATACATATTGAGATCTTGTTTAGATATTATACCAAAATTCTGATTACTCTGTAAAGTTGTAGCAAGATTGCTGAGCATGTTTAAATTTCCCCCGGCATTAATATTGATATCTTGATCGGCATGAAGATTTAATGTGCCTTCGGTGCGAACATTAACGCTATTAGTAGTGTAAATATCCAGTGTGCCTTCTTGCCCAAACTCTACCCAAGCTTGACCATTGGCGTGAGCTATATAGATACTTCTGCCATCATCACTCATAGTAATCTGATGTCCCAATGATGTACGAATACGTATCAACTGATTATTTCCCGAAAGATCTCCATCATCTAACACAATGCTGTGTCCTCCTCTACGTCCTGCCACTTGAGTTTGCGTTGATTGTACTGTGCCAGCGGATATCTGCTGTTTGATGGTGGCATCTTGTAGGCCCCCGGTGTATATGGGACGACCAGGAGAACTCAACCCAGTTACAGAAGACTGACTCTCACGTTGAGC